TACACAACGTACGAACGAGGAATCTCAAGTTCAGTTCCACGTTCTTTCAGAATCGGAGACCAGGGAGCAAATCCCATAGTACCATTGCCTGAAGGAATAGCAACGATGGGGTTGATAATGGTGATAGTGCCGTCACCTTCTTTAACTAGATCGGCAACAACATCTTCACCAGAGAGGACACGGATTAGTTTAACGTTCATTTGAATTCATCTGGATAGGGTAACCACTTGTTGTGACAGTTGCATAGATTGCATTTTAACTCGGCATAGTGTTTGGTATCAGGTCGAAGAATAACTCTTGCAGTTTTAGAATAACAATCTTTGATATTACAATTAGAATTAACATATTCGATTGTATTATCTTGTTCAAAGATTATTTGATCATATTCTCTAGATTCTAATTTTAATCTGTTGATACCACTATCAATCTCATTTTGTTCCCGTAACTTTTTTGCTTCTCGTTTCTCTGCTCGCAATTCACGCTGAGCTCGACGGATTTCTTTAACCCAATGATTAGTTTCATCGAGAGGTTTACCATCCATCAACCTTTTCATCCAATACTCTAATTCAATATTCATTTGAATTGGCACTGCATCATAAGTTCGGTTAAAAATGCCACCAGGTTGATCTCCTGATCGGCAACGAAAGCAGACTTGTACTGGTACTCACCAATGATGAGAACCGCTTGGGGAATGCTTTGAGGTTGGAGATGGGTGTAGAGACTGTCATAGATGCTCCTAATAATAGATGCGGGTTCATTGTCAAGATTCTGAACGACCCACTTACGCATCTTAGTGAACTCTTTGCCCTTTAGGAAAGACACAAGATCATCAACTTTAGTAGATGCGTTAGCAAGAACTCCAGTATCGATCTGCCCCTGAGCACTGTACCGTTGCAACTCATTGAGGGTACGACGGAAGTCAGGGAAATACTTCTGGACTAGCGCCGCCAGAACGCGAGGTTCCGAAGCGACCCTTTCCTTGTCCAAGATGTCTTGGACTCGCTTGAAGAAGGTTGCGGCAAGTTGCTGCTTGTTTCCTCCAGTGAACTCAACCACTGAGCAACGGGAATGAAGTGGTTGGATGATTTTGTTTTTGTAGTTGCAGGTGAAGATAAATCTGCAGTTGCTACTAAACTCCTCAATAGACGCCCGTAGGAGGAGTTGTACATCGTGCGTGGTGTTATCTGCCTCATCAATGATGATGACTTTGTGCTTAGAAGACGATGTAAGTGAGACGGTCGAAGCGAAGTTCTTCGCATTGTTTCTGACAGTATCGAGGAATCTACCCTCGTCGGATCCATTGATGACATAGTAATCTGCTCCAAGTTGTTCGCAGAGTGCCTTTGCCACGGTGGTCTTACCAATGCCAGGGGGACCAGACAGCAGCAGGTTAGGGATCTCACCCTTCTCTACAAATTTTTGAAATACACTTTTAGTCTCATCGGGGAGAATGCACTCATCGATGGTTTTGGGTCGGTACTTCTCAACCCAGAGAAAATCACTCATATTTATTCCAGAGGGCGGATAAACTCGTTCACAATAACGTCAGAGGACTCAAGTGCCTCCTTCATATATTCTACACCCTTTTCAGGTGTTGTATGATCGCCACAAGTAAAAGCGTCACACACTGCCATTCCTTTCTCTGGCCAAGTATGAATGCTGATATGGGACTCAGCAAGCATAGCGATACCAGTGAAACCGACTGGCTCGAACTTGTGTACACTCAAGTTCAGGAGGGTTGAGTTGCATTCTTTTGCTGCTATGTACAGCATCAAACGCATATATTCAATGTCCTCCATCTTTTCAACATTGCAACCCTTCAATGTAAAGAGGATGTGTCTCATTGCGGCTCCAGTGCAATCCAATAATCAAGTGGTTTAGTTTCCATCGAGTTCAAATCGATAGCAGTGAACTTGGCAACTCGGGTACCATAGATACGAACCTGATAGTCTTCAGGTTGGAGACGCAGGTTCTCAACTTTGAAGCAAACGCAGACTTCTTTGTCAGGATCAATCTGACACACAGGAACCTCAAAGGTGTTGCTGGTGTCATTCTTCTTGTCACAAACACGAAGGATCAGTTGATCGTGACGGGAGTAGAGGCACAGGTCAGGTACCTGGTACACGTTTGCAGCACGGAGCAGAGCGTCAAGAGTCTTTGCTTCAAGAGTGAAGGAGACATTAACACCGTCAGGTGGATCCAGATCTTTGTTGGGAGGTTGTACCACCAGGTCAGGATCAGAGAAGAAGTAGTTCGTGTAGGACTTAGAGTTCTCGTCACGAATAACTACCTTGCCATCAGTGTTAAAGTCGAAGATCGGATTCTCAAAGAGTGAGAGACCAGAGAGAAATACACCCAGGTCGTAAATCGCCATCTGAGTAGGAAACTCTTCCGCAACTTCAGTAGAAGCAAAAATGTTCTTGTTGACAGAAATAGTACGGATCTTAGACCCAGGATTGATAACAATTGACTTGTTGATCGTTGCAAAGTTCTTAAGAGTGTTGAAGGTTTTCTTAGTAAGTTTGACTTGGGTCATTGATGATAAGTTTCTCGGTTAGCGTTTTTGTCGTTGAAGTGTAGCAGAAGAACTGCGTAGTGGAGAATCTTTACGATGTCACGACGGGCGGTACCCTTGCGATCGTAACGGGAAGCGTACTTAAGGATGTTGCTTCGGCAAAATGCTTCACCATCACCACACGCTTCAATCAGATCCAGTGTCTGAATAGCATCGTCACCACTAGAGTAATGCTGACGATAGGTGTCAGTAATGTACTGACGGAGTTCATCGAGGATCTGATCCTCGGAATACTTATACTGCATAACCGTACTGCTCACGAAGAATCTTTTTGTAAGGGAGGTCATTCTCCCGAAGTTCCAAAACAAGTTTGAGTTTGTTGTGAAGTGATGTGTTGCCACCCAGTTTGAGTGCATCAATGATGCATTTCAATTCAGAATCGTCAATCGGTAAATCCATAAAAAAGTTGTAGGGGTGGTCAACACCCCATATAGTATCACTGTTGAGGTTCTTTGTCAAAGTCAGCATCGATCTTGTCGTACAGTTCGATGAACGCTTGCTTGGTTTCATCGTCGAAACGATTGATGCTGTACTTGATAGCATCTTCTTTGTTACCAAAGATGCTGAAGGCACGGACAACGTGTACCAGACGACGAGTGGAGATTACTTCATCGATGCCACCGTCATAGAAGGTCTTACGGATGACTTGTGCCCAGTCCACGAGACGGGAGATGAAGTTGTCATCATCGACACCCAGAGACTCCGCAATCTTCATCAGAATCTTTCCTTCAACAGCAGTGGTGGGATACTCTTGCTCAAGCGTGATAGCAAAACGCTCAAGGAATGCTTCGTTCAGAACATTGGTACCAATAAAGCGACCATCTTCCGAACCCTTGCCTTTGGTGTTGGCAGTTGCAAACACGTTGAACCCAGGAGCGGGTTTGACATACTTACCGATCTTCTTCAGGAAGACACCCTTGCCCTCAAGCACAGATTGCAAACAGAGGATCTTGTTAGAGGCAAGATCAACTTCATCTAGAAGCAACACAGCTCCGCGTGAAAGAGCCTCCACGACGGGTCCATTGTGCCAGACAGTTTCGCCATTAACAAGACGGAAACCACCAATAAGATCATCCTCGTCAGTTTCAACGGTGATGTTTACGCGAATGAACTCTTTATTTAGGAGAGCACACGCTTGTTCAACACCAAAGGTCTTACCGTTACCAGACAGACCAGAGATAAACGTGGGGTAGAAGATACCAGACTTGATGATCTTCTTAATAGCAGAGAAGTTCCCGAAAGGGACAAAGTTAGGATCCTTAGTAGGAATCAGAACAGTTTGCTCCTGAGCGGGAATACCAGCAGGAGCAGCAAAGGTTTTTTCCAGTTCCTGAACACTGAGGTTCCACTTGCCACGACCAGACTTGTAATCATCAAGACGGTTTTTCACTGTAGGAAGAGAAACGTTGAAGTGGTCAGCAGCAGAAAGAAGGTTGGCGGTATTGACTTCAGTACCAAAGTTGTCGGACAGATAGGAAATAAGTTGTTCGGTGGTCACAGGAGCGGGAGCGAAGGGCATCGTGGTTCGTTTGGTATGTACCAATTATAGGGGCAGAGTGGGGCAGACTCAGGGCAGAGTGGACAGTT